GGTATCACAATGTCATCTTGCACAAAATCACCAACGTCTTTTATAACGTCAATAACATCGTCAACTATATCTTTAATAGGGTCAATTATAGCTCCCATTAAAACCTCTCACTAAGTGATTCTTCACCAAACTTTATTAACACTGCATATTTACCATCTTTAGTCTTACCAACAGCAAAATTTGTATCAGTATCTTGCAATCTTTTATGTATAACACGCATAGCAGGTAGCAAAGCTTCACCTTCAAACTGTGTGCTGTAATGTGTTATACCTTGTCCTTGTATATATGCCATGTACTTTAATATGTTTTTTATATAATTCCTGCCTGTGTCTACGTTAAGAGGTCTACCTACAATCTTAGTCTTGTTTTTGCCTTCACCTCTGTGCCCTATAAACACAGTGTTACCTGCGTTAACAACTTCGCAAGTTTCCCTTTGTGCTTCTGTTACTATGCTAGCTAGCACTTGTTTTAAAGATTTATCTCCAATATCTAAATTATCTATAGCCATAATCATTATAGTATGTATATCAAGTTTCTTTTTGTTACTATCTACAATCTGCACTACGACACCTCTAATATACTAGCGACGACATGTAATCTGTTGGCTGTAGCAGCGGTTACTTTAAGTATCTCTCCAGTTTCTACAACTAAAGGTGCAGTAAGTAGTTCTGTGGTGCCGTTAGCACTTATGGATTTTGTTTTAAATAAGCTAAACGTAGCAGGAGAAGACTCTGCATCTGTTATTGTCAAAGTTATTGTATCTGCATTGCCAGAATCTTCGGATACAAGTATTGATTTTACTATTGCTGTAGTCAATGCAGGAGCAGTATATAGTGTTGTTACACTAGTGCTGGATAAATCTTTCTTTGCATTTTTATATACATTAGGCATTAGCTTAAAAACCACCCCGATGCTTCAGCTCTATCGGATATAATTGCATTTCTCAAAGCTGTATCTAATTGATTAAAATATAAACGCAGTACGTTATTAAATAACTCTTGTGATTGTTGATCGTATTCTGCAGGTGGATAAGGTAGTGCTGGAGCACGGAAACCTACACCATATCTTGTAGCATCTATAGTCATTAACGCCTCCCATCAGGTCGAATATCTAATCTTGGTGTGCCTAATTGCCATGTGACACCCGTAGCAGAGGATTCAAAACGCATGGATAGCTGTCGTCCTCTCACTCGTATGTTTATTAAGTCTGTAAACACTTCAACAGGAGACGTTGCTGAGCGTGTTATAGTCGCATTACTGGACCCACCCTCTGAAGCAGGTGAGTTACGCCCAGACCCAGACCCACTTAACGCATGTAAAGTCATTGTTGCAACAGGACTATCAGCTGTAGAACCATCAAAAGACGCATCAGGCACTACACGATTAACTAATGAAAATCTATCACCATCTCCTATGTCAAAATCAGAGGACTCAACATATGCTGTTATTGCTGCTGCACTAGATCCAACATTGTCATCTATGCCTTCTTCATGATCCACAAGATTTAAATCATATGTTGCTGCTAACGGCTTATCACGTAATCCAGAATCAAGCCATGCTGTACGGGCTAGCGTGCCATAATACCATATTTTCTCTAAGTAGTTATATATTACATATCTGTCTATGGTAGTAGACCCAGAAGAACAGTAAAACCACCATATTTCGTGAAATCCTTCGTTTGTGCCTGCAACTACCTGTGCAAACTGATTTGTATCAAGATCGTTAAATACATACTTACGCACATCACATTTTAGTGTTTGAGTACGACCATCGTATATGTAAAATTTATCTTTACCCATCCAATAAGCTACACCGTTAGCATAAGCTACTGCATTTTGTGAAGATATAGATATATTTTCTCCAACGAGTGTTGCAGTCCATACTGCAGGTGCACCTACGTACTGCAGTGAATATAGGGAAGAGTCTGTCCATACAAGAACCTCTTGTCTGGCTGTAGTAGCAGATATAATTTTAGTACCACGAGATAATCTAAGACTGCCTGCCTGATTAGTAGCAGATGGAGTCCAGTTAGTTGCATCTTCTTGGTCAGACCATCTAAGCAACGTAGGATCTAAAGTAGAACTACCTATAGGGTTTGTACCAAAACAAAATACAAACCTGCTAATATCTGACACAAGAATAAGATTTTGCACTACTGGTACATCAGATGCCCCACTAAGACTAGATAGCTCTACAGCACGAGTTCCTACCCCGTTAGTGGCATCCCAATAATATAAACGCCCTCCTTCGTGACCAAATATTAAATCCTCACCGAAGTTAGATTGTGTAAAGAATCGCACAGGTGCAGTTGATGACTCACCTACGTTCCAAGCTCCAGAACCCCAAGATGATGCTCCCCAACCACTTAATAATGTAGCAAACGCATTGCCTGAATTAATTTGATATGCTGCTGATACTGTACCTCCACCTGTAGCACTAGAAGATGCAGCTGACGAAGCTGTTATAGTGTATGTGTTTGCAGCGGTTAAGCTACCTAAACTTATCTGGAACTCACCATTTAGAGTAAGACCACCCACAGCAGTAGCACTGCTGAATGTTACAAAATCTCCATTCTTGTATCCGCCATTTGCATCTGTAACTGTTACAGTGGTGGACCCAGAAGTAGTAGCAAAAGGATTACTTAATGATACAGTAGCACGCAACGGTGTAATATCGTTATAATTACCCACATTTTCTATAAAAAACTTTAAATGTGTGCCTACGCCTATGAGGTTCTGACCCCCCAAAGTTACCCAGTTATGTAGTGATCTGCATACACCTTGAAACGTAGACGCAGATATACGTGTCCATCCACCTATTTTTTCTGGTGTGCCCTGTCTAAATCGTATCTTATCTCCATCGTAATATCCACCTTCTGTAGTGTATCTAGTGCCTTCACGATTAATCCCAGGTTTTAATTTTATTGCTTGAATAGCCAAGATAACTTCTCCATTCTACTACAAAGTCTTTCTGCACGATTAGGTACTTGCCTTGCCCATTTCGAGTCCATCATTTGCACAGATGCCTCCATCCAGTCTTCAGAATCTACAGCTAATTTTAAGTTAACAAATTTAGACAGCCGAGGACGACCAAGATTAAACATCATATTTGCAAGTATTAACTGAGCTTCTTCAGGTATATCATTGAAATTACTGTATAATATATTGCAGTCTTCTATGGTTATAGCAATGTCAGCTTCAAAACACTCATCAACTCTTTCTTTAGACACTTCTGTTCCAATTTCTTGCCCATGTTCTAAATCAGAATCAGTAACCAAATGCCCAATCCCAAAAGTCGCATACCCCAAATGATCATTGTAAATTTCATACTTGCAACCTTCATATTCTGCTAATTCTTTTTGTAATTTATCTAAATCCATTATCTGCCCTGCCTTTTTCTTAAACACGCTACATGTCTGTAGTAAAAATAATTACCTATCTTATTGAAAAATTTAGACAAACTCAACCAAAACCACATCATTTTGTTAAACCTTTATACTTTTCAAAACTGCGAAGTCCGCCCAATCCGAGCATTCCCATCAAAACCGTCATAAGTGAACCCATATCAAATGTAGGCAGTTCAGGTATAACTACGTCTAAATAAGCACACACAAACATAGTAACAGGCGCCAATACGAAATGCCAACATAGGGCAATGCCGCATGTCCAACCAATAAAGGGGCGCCAGCCCGCTACAAATATTGATTTATGTGTTGCTTCTGCTTTGTTTATCTCTATCTGACCTTTTGCCAGTTCCTGTGCATGATTCTCTGCCATAGTTGCCACTTCATGTGCCAACTTATTTTTCATGTCTTTATCTTCTATAAACTTACCAAGAAGATTAGATACAGGTCCTATTAACGCCGTAAGCATGTGCATTCCTTTCTTTTAAACTTGCTGTCTATCCATACTTTGCCATAATAAAGCACAAATAACCAGAAAGTAAATAAAACGCCTTCAACATAACTTAGCTCATTCCAAGCTTCTAATACCATGTTTTCCATTTTA